CGAAGAGCAGCAGGCCCAGGCACGGAAGGCGGCGCTTGATAGCGCCGTCGAACCGGCGATGGATTCCGCTGCGAAATACGAAACCATGACGGCACGCATGGAAGCGGCTGCTGCGATCAATCAATGGATTGAAGACGGTGATTTGGACGATGGCGAACAGCTGTCCGATCGCCTGCTTGCACTGATGGTCGGCATTGCCGATGACGATCAAGAGGGCGAGCTGGAAGACGACGAACAGGAGGTCATGGTGTCCGCATTGGAAGCCGCGTGGGATTACCTGTCCATGATGGGCGTGGATGATGAAGACCTTGATCTGCTGTTGAACGAGTGGGACGCCGATGCGGCTGTTCGTGTGCATGATCTGGTCTCTGCCAGCATGGAAGCGGACGCCACCGATGACGAAATGGATAACTTTGTCTTCGGTGAAGAGGCGCAGGAAGCCGTTTTTGACGCCGTTTACCGCAAGAAAGTGGCGGTGCGCGGTGGCAAGAAAGTGCGCATCAACAAGCGCGTGGGTGGCAATGTGCGCCTGAGCGGCAAGCAGAAGGTGGCAATCCGCAAGGCTCAGCGTAAAGCGCGTTCTGCAGGTGCCAAGGTGCGCCGCATGAAGTCGATGAAAGTCCGGCGCAAGCTAGGTCTGTAATTGACACACTTCAAGCGGTCCTGACGGGCCGCTCCTTTTTTGAGGTTTCACACGATGGCTGGAAACGAATCTGGCACGCTGATGGCTCGCATGGGGTCAAAGTGGGACGGTTTGAGCCGTCACCTGCTGGCCAGCCTGCATGAAGTCGACATTGACGGCAATCCAGTAGGCGACATCGAGCTGCAGGCTCCGTTTGTCGAAGATGTTCAGCTTGACCTCGAGATGAACTGGCAAAGCCCCTTTGAGGGCGCCGGTGCAGAGGGCGCTGCCCCGGCTCTGAGTAGCATGCTGCAGTCTGGCGCCATACCGGCAATCACCGAAAAGGTCGGAGAACAGCTGGATACGTCCATATTTGACGGGCTATCAGGTGCAGCCAAGGCGGCTATAGGTCGTTCTGGCATGACCAAGCTGAACAGTACGCAGATCTTCAACGGTATGCCGCCCTTGCGCATCCAGGGCGAACTGCTGTTCCGCGCCTGGTCCGATCCTGTCAGTGAAGTGGAAGCGCCGATCGATCAGTTGATTCAGTGGGCGCTGCCTGAGTATCTGGCCCCCGAGGGCACACTGGTGACGGCCGTGCTCGATTACGCCACCTCCGATAAGGGCATGATTGAATCCGCCTTCCCATCCAAGGTGCCGGCACTGGTGGCCCTGACCTACAAGGGCCGCACCTACTCCCCGATGGTGATTGAGCGTGTGGGCGTGCCGCTTGGCAGTCCCGTTGACCGCTTTGGTCGTTTTACGCAGATGAAAGTGCCTGTCACGCTGGCGACCTTGACCGGTAAGGATCGCGCAGACTGGATGGCCATGAGGAACGCTTGATGATCAATATCCCGCCACTGAGAACAAAGCGCCTGACGGTGCAAATGAAAGAGATATCAATGAAGGACGCCATTGCGCTGGCGACCATTCCGGGTCGCCTGCAACAGGCGTCTGCGTCCTTCTTCCTGAGTGCAGTTATCGAACAGTCTGACGGCGTTGAAAACCCTGACGATTGGACGGTGCAAGAGCGCACCATGGCGGTCTGCCACTACATGTCGGCCACCTTTGATGATGGGCCTGACTTTGCTCTGGCAGGCAGCGACGCGCGTTACTCCGACTACCTGATTGGTGGCGAAGACTATCCCGGTGATCACTTTGACCTGGGGGAAGTGGAGGGTGACAAATGGTCCATCCGGCCCCTAACCGGACGCATGGCAAATGCCATTGAGCGGCTGGAAGGCGAAGTTGAGGGCATTGCTGGGTACGCGCATTGGCAGGTAGGTCTGATGGCGGCACAGCTGGTTCCCAATGGTCGCATAGAGCTGCCGGAGCAAGATGGGGAGCTGGATACGCTGCTGCTGGAGCGTATGCGCGTGTTTGCTCAATACCCTGAGAGCGTATTCATCCAACTGCTGGAACGCTTTCATGCTGGCACGCAGCAGCTACAGCACCTGTTGACCATCTCGTTTGATCGTAGCGGCATTGTCGTGCTGCCAGCCGACAGGGAGGGCAATGCGGCAAAACCGCCGGCCAGGTTTCCAGTTGGCACCTGCATCACCGCGTTTGCGCGCCGAATGGGTCGAGAGCATGGAGATGATCGCGCATAACCTTTCCCTGTATGCCTCAACGCCCCTGCCGGACGCCCTCGGAATGCCGCACAGCGATGCGTATGCCTTCTTCGAGGGCAAGGCCTTTGCTGACTGGCGAAAGGGCAAGGAGGGTGAGCTGAAGCTGCAGGCAGGTATTGCCGATCGATTGAACAACGTCATTCGCGCGTGCGGCGCCATTGTGAAAACCATAGCAGGATCGAGACGATGACCATCATGAGAATAGGTGACAAGGGAGCTGATGTGCGCACCCTGCAGAGCCAGCTGGGTGCCAATGGCTTTGCGCTGGTGCCTGACGGGCATTACGGCCCGGCGACAGAGAAGGCTGTTCGTGAGTTTCAGCGCTACATGGGGCTGGTCGTGGACGGTATCGCCGGTAGCAAGACGTTGAGCGCGCTATCCGGAGTTCGTGTTGATTATCTACTGCAGGACACAGATCTCTATCGTGCAGCCGAAGAGCTGGGTGTTGAGATTGCTGTGATACGGGCGGTGAATGCGGTCGAGAGCCGGGGTGATGGGTTCTTTGCTGCCGACCAGCCAGCCATTCTGTATGAGCGCCACATTATGCGCCGTCGATTGCTGGCCGCTGGCATCGGTGTTGAGGGCCTGCCCCCGAGCCTGGTCAATACCGCAACTGGTGGCTATATCGGCGGCCTGAGGGAATATGACCGACTGGCATCTGCCATCGAGATCGACCGCGATTGCGCGCATGAATCGTGTTCATGGGGTGCATTCCAAATCATGGGTTACCACTGGAAGGCGCTGGGATACAGCTCAATTGATGAATTCGTGTCGCTGATGAAGCGCTCAGAGGGCGATCACCTGGATGCCTTCGTGCGATTCATACAGGTCAACTGGACCTTGCAGGCGGCGCTGCAGGCAAAAGACTGGACGGCCTTTGCGCGCGGCTACAACGGCCCTGCCTACTGGAAGCATGGCTATCACCACAGAATGGCAGCCGAGTACGAGCGCATATCTGAAGAGAATCGTACCGGCATGGCGGCATAATGCTGGAAAAACAGCACAGTGGTGGCGTGTGGCGCTGGGTAGAGTGATACTGCCCGGCGCGCTCGCGTTGGGGTTTGCGATCATCCAAACGTGGAGCCGATTATGACCGTATCCGTTAACCAGTACCTGCGAGGGTACTACGACAAGACCAAGGCCCTCGGTCAGAAGGTGGTCAACTCCGACTACACCTTCGAGATCGAAGGGTTTGAAGGCATGTACCTGCTGGCCAAGCAGTGTCCGTGGCCTGTCACCACCGTGGCCGGTGAAATTGAGGTGCCAACCCCTCTGGGCGTGCCGATCTATGAGCCGCAGCAGATCAAGCCCAACAAACAGGGCCAGGTATCCTTCCTGGAGACCGTCGATGCACCCATCGATAACATGCTGGTGGAGCTGATCACCCAGGGCGGCACGTTCAACGCCAAGATCTACGAAGGCACGCCTGACAAGTACCTGCGCTACAAGCGCATTGTCGATGCCTTCATCCAGATCGATGACGCTGACCGTGACTGGGAGAACCGCACCCAGATCCTGACCTTCAGTGGCACCATGTTCTACCACTACTACGGCGAACTGGTCGAAGGTAACTCCAAGGATTATCGCTGATGGCGCTGCTGTCTGAGCTGGTTGATCGTTTCCTGCTGCAAGAGCGCGGCGCGGCCAACATTCTGCCACCTGAGTCTGTAACGGCCCAGGCATTGGCAGCGGTGGAGTTCTATGCAGGCTTTGCCGAGCTGGAAACCCCGCCGGAGCTCGGGCAGCCGATCACCGCCAATATCGATATATCCGTGTCTGAGTGGGCTGAAATACGCCCGCTCTTCCTTCTGTATGTGGAGCGCGAAAGCGCGCTGCAAATGGAGGCGACGCGGTCAATGGGGGCGGAGGTGTTCGGCCGTAACAGCTCAGAAGTGGGCAACGATATTACCCAGATGGAAGCCGATATGCCGCGCCGGGTGTTCTGCATTCCGATCATCACGGTGTAACGCCCGATGCAGCTGTTCTATGACACTGACAAGCCGATTCGTGGCGATTTTATCCGTCGCGCGGTACTGCGTTCCGACCTGGTGCCAGTTCCGCTGACACTTGAGGCGGATATCCGTATTGATGCTGAAAGCGGGCCCTATTTCACTGTTGGTCGGTCGATTCATACCTATGCCAATGACGAGATGGAGATCGTTAAGTCAGAGGTTATACCGTCCGGTCGCGTGCAAGGGGAGTCCGAGGCCGCATTCGTGCGCATCATTGCCATCCTGAAGCCGGTCAAAGAAGTGTCGTTCATCAAGCCTTACGCCATCATCAAGCGAGGCGCGACGCTGGCTGAGATTTACCGGGCTGCAGGCGCAACCTTGCGCGGCATTGAAGGGGATTTTGCTGTCAGTCGATACACTTGTCTGGTAGGCGAGGTGCCCAGCTACCACATTTCCCGCGCGTTGCAGGAGGCAGGCGGCGTGGTGCGCTGGCGTAATGGTCGACTGGCATTCATATCCTTGCCTGGCCTGTTCCAGCAGTCACCGGTCGATATAGTGCCTGCCGGTAACTCTGAGACCGTGGATTCGGGGTTCCGGGAACGGCATGAGATACCGTCTTTCTACAGCCTGGACGCAGACGGACAATTCGTGTTCGGCAATAGGAACAAAACCCGAGCCGTGCGCTTTCAGCAAGGGGCCAACGCACCCACGCTGCGCAACATGACCGCTTGCCTGGTGGTGGATCGCGTCAGTCGCTTCAAGTATGCGCCCGTGATTGCTGCAGGTGATCTGGTTGAGGTGCAGGGGGTCGGCAATCGAGCGGTTATCACGGCCGCCAGTGTATTCGAGGCAGGCACCGATGGCGAATCACCGCAACAGTACACAAAGCTTTGGCTGGGGAGGTTGCAGCAGTGAGTAGCGGTAGCGGTTTGCTGTATGGCAAGTGGCCGGCAGTGGTTACGTCCTACGATCAGGACAGCCGGACGTGTGAGATCGAGATTCCGGGGCAAACGGACGGTTCGCAGCTGCGTATGATCGCCGAAATTGAGTACCCGATCGGTGACAAGTCCCGCCACGCCACTCTGACCGAGATCGAGATACTGCCAGGCGACCTGGTATGGATTGAGTTCATCCAGGGCGACCCGCGATACCCGCTGATCACCGGCTGGCGAAACCCGACGCAAGGCAACTCAAAGGACTGGCGCCGCTGGCATCACAAGAATATGGAGCTACTGGCGGACTCGCTGATGAAGTTCATTGCAGGCAGTGACATGCTCCTCAAATCCGGGACACACGTAACCGTGCAGGCACCGAAGGTAACGATTGATTCGCCA